CCTCCACCCGCTGCATGACTTCAAAGCCAGCTTTGCGGAGTTCCAGTTCGCGCTCTGTCTGTAGTTGGGCCATTGCCATCTCATGCTTTTTGTCGGCCCGGTCTTGGAAAAAACCAAGCACCTTGGGCAAGCCGCCAGCAAGAAAACCAAATAGCGATGAGAGTAGGGTTAGCATCATTTGTCCTTTTTATTAAATAATTCAAATAGAGTTTTTATTTTTTCTTCAGCTACAGCAACCCTTAAATCTAATTTGCTCAAAACAATTATGAGTGTAATCAAAGCCAGTAGTATGGGCCAACCTTTAGTGAGGACGTCGAAGAAGTCCACTTCATCTGCCCAGCGTCAGAGATGCGTAAACGATGGCTGACATGGAGACGATCAAGACGCCAGTGGTCTTCATAATCACGCCCTCAAGCCGCTTGAGCCGAGCATTGATCTGTGCATACCTCTCAGCACAAACGGCCTCGTGGCTTGTCAATCGGATGTCTAGTTCGGTCATGGTTTTTATGCGGCGGCGTTGCGCAGTGGTGTCAAGTCTTCGTTTGTCCAGTAGTCTTTAGCCAGCATGATGTTCAGATGCTCTTTGTTGCGGCTCAAGCAATCTGTCCAGTCGGTGTCGCTCATGTACGCTGGTTTTGCGCCGTTGATCAGCTTTACGCTGTCCATAGCTGCGCTGTAGTGTTGAGCAATTTGCTCTGGTGTCTGGGTGTCAATCATGGTTTTTCCTTTAAGGGTGGGTTGCTACATAAGCATCAAACTTTGCGTTTAACTCTTGCAATGCTTTTACTAAAACAGGAACAAGTGCCTCTCCGTTGTATCGGAGTGTTTGAGCATCTTCAGTGTCAATGATAATTGGGTTATCACCTTCTAACGCAAGAATCTCTTGGGCTTTAAATCCGTACCTTACGGGGCCACTTGGCTCATTGCTTTGACGATTCTTTTTGTATTGGTACGCCAACGGATTAAGTTTGTTGACAAAATCTAACCCGTGAGCAACAGGGGTAAAATTCATTTTATCGCGTTCATCCGACACTATTGTCCATGCCACTTTTACATAAGCATTTGTAACGCCTTTTGAACCCATGCAAAGACGATTATCTTCACTTGTGACAGTAAACACAGGATCATAGGTTGAGGATGAAAGAGGGTTGATTTCGGTATTTCCAGAACCCGTGGTAACTTGAATAAGGCCGTAATATCCAATGCCTACATTGTAAATACCCGTAGTATTAGCCTCTAATGCTCTAGCTCCAAGCGCAGTATTTGCTTGCCCAGTAGTTGCTTTTGCAGCCCCATAACCTACAGCCACGCAATTGCTACCAGTGATGATGGATTTGAGCGCCTCAACACCAAAAGCCGTATTGCCATCTGCTGTGGTGCTAAATCTAAGAGCCTCACTACCAAAGGCTGCATTGTTTGAGCCTGTACTGTTGGTATTCATTGCTAAATAACCAACAGCGGTGTTGCTTGCGCCAGTGGTGCTGTTATACAGTGTGTTGTATCCAACCGCCACATTAAAGTTTGCTGTGCTGTTTACTCTAAGAGCATCATTGCCGATTGCTACATTTTGTTGACCTGTAGTATTACTGTTAAGAGTGTTCGAACCAATTGCTGTGTTGTATGAACCTGTAGTGTTTCCCTCTAATGCTAATGAACCCAAGGCTGCGTTTTGTGCGCCTGTAGTATTTGTTTTTAATGCCTTATGCCCAACAGCAGTATTATCGTATGCTGTTGTATTGGCGGCTAACGCGTATGTTCCAATACCAGTGTTTCTTTGTACTGTGTTTGCTCTTAACGCTGCATATCCTACTGCTGTACATTCGCTATTTCCGTTTATAGTTTGTAATGCTTGCCAACCTATAGCCACAAGACTACTGCCCCCAGTTGTATTAGAAGACAACGCTTGATAACCTAATGCGGTATTTTGGTCAGAAGTATTCGTAAGTCCATACACAGTACCCAAAGCAGTCGGTGTAGCGGCAGATGCGGACACCGCCGCCCATGTAGGCGCAACCCCTGCACCAGCGGATGTCAGCACTTGACCAGATGAGCCAGCGGATGAGCCGCCCATTTTCATGTCACCCCAAAACCTGTTGCTGGTACTGGATGAGTTGCCCCAAGTGTTTTCATTGCTTATTGAGACAGATGACGGGGCAGCAGCAGAACCAATAATAATGTTGTTAGAGCCGGTGGACAAACTACCACCTGCTGTAGACCCTAGTAAAGTATTGTTGGAGCCTGTTGATAGTGCGCTACCTACGGAAAGCCCTACACCAGTGTTATAACTGCCTGTTGTTACCGAAACCAATGCTTGCTGCCCAATTGCAACATTTGATTGGCCTGTTGTACTTGTAAAACAAGCCCATCTACCAACCGCAACATTGTTATAGGCGGTGTTGTCTTGGAGAGCACTTTGACCAATTGCAACATTCTGATATCCGCTTACGTTATTTTTAAGTGCGGAAAAACCAACAGCAGTATTGTTAACGCCCGTTGTTGTCAGCAGACCCGATTGATAACCGACCCAAGTGTTGTTCGTACCCGTAGTGACGTTACCTGCCTGATAACCCAAGGCAGTCTCAAATGGAGATGCTGAGTCTGTAACTCCCAGCAAGCCTGCCGCAGGCGCAGCACTTGTCCAAGTCGTACCGTTGCTGGTCAGCACGTTGCCGTTGGTGCTTGGCGCTACAAAGGTGGGTGCTGATGTGCCGTTGCCCAGAATGACGTTGTTTGCTGTGAGGGTGGTCAGGCTTGTGCCGCCGTTAGCTACGGGCAGTGTGCCTGTAACACCAGCGGTCAAGCTGACGTTGGTGATCGTGTTGTTGCTGCCGTTGATCGTCTTGTTTGTCAGTGTAGCTGTTGCAGCATTCTTAGTAGCATCAGATGTATTATCTACGTTACCAAGACCAACGTCACCTTTGACAATTCCTGTAGGTGTGTTAATAACAGGTGATGTAAGAGTCTTGTTCGTTAAGGTTTCTGTGCCTGCCAAAGTAGCAAAGCTACCAGCAGTAAAGGCTGCGCTAGTCCACGCAGAGCCAGTCCATACAAACAGATTGCTGCTTGTAGTGTTCCAGTACAGAGCGCCTGTGAGCAATGCATTACCGTCATTGTCCACGCTAGGAGCAGAAGCTTTAGCACCAAGGTAACGATCATCAAAACTGTCATAGCTTGCAGCAGCGCTTGTAGCAGAAGCAGAAGCTGCCGACGCTGAGTTACCAGCATTGGTTTCAGAAGTTGCGGCGTTAGAGGCTGATGTAGCAGCAGCGGCAGCAGAGGCAGCAGCAGCAGTGGCACTACCTAAAATGGTATCAACATACACCTTAGTAGTGGCATCGGCATCAGCAGTGGGAGTACCAAGACCAGTAATCTTGTTGGTGCTCATAGCGATAGCACCAGTCATAGTGCCACCAGCTTTAGGCAAGTTCAAAGCATCAGCAGTGTCTACATAGGTCTTTGTTGCAGCGTCTTGGTTTGCCGTAGGATTACCAAGACCTGTGATCTTGCTAGTACCCATAGCGATAGCACCAGTCATAGTGCCACCAGCTAATGGAAGCTTAGTGGCAATAGAGTTGGTAAGTGTTGTGGACAGGTTAGGGTCACTACCTAACGCTGTAGCAATTTCGTTGAGTGTGTCCAATGTAGATGGAGCAGAGGCAACCAAGTTACTAATCGATGTGTCTACATAACCCTTAGTGGCTGCATCAGCAGCATTGGTTGGTGTTGTGAGGTTGGTGATGGTGGCTGCTGAAGAAGCATCCATGTTCAAGCCACCGTTGATGACAACATCGTTGAACGTGGAAGAACCGCTGGAGGCTGTGACGTTACCAGTCAAGTTGCCTGTGACGTTGCCAACAACAGCACCAGTGTGTGTACCATCAGTGTTTCCTGTGACGTTGCCTGTCAAGCCACCAACGAAGCCTGTGTTGGCTGTAATGGTAGTGCCTGTGATGGCCTGTGCTGAAGCACCACCAATGACAGCACCGTCAATCGTACCAGCGTTGATGTCAGCAGAAGCAATGGTGGCTGCGGTATTAACCGTCAGGTTGGTCACGGTAGCAGCAGCAGGTGTTGTTGCTCCAACAACAGTGTTGTCAATAGTGCCTGCATTGATGTCAGCAGTATCAGCAATCAAGCTATCAATGTTTGCTGTGCCATCAATGTACAGGTCTTTAAATTCTAAGGAGCCAGTACCAAGGTCAATGTCGTTATCTGTAACTGGAACAACTGCACCGTCTTGGAAGCGAACTTGCTCAACAGCAGCAGCACCCACCTCAACGAATACACCGTGACGGTTATTAGCTGTATCAGTGGCAATCTTATTAAGAAGATCGGCATCACCAATGACAGGAACAGGATGGCCTTCAGCGGCTGTGCCGTCATGCTTGTGACCAATGGTCGCAGAGAAAGCATCACGCAAAGCGTTGTATTCATTATTGATTGGTGCTGCACGTACAACAGCGGTTGGTACGATGTCAGCAGAAGATTGTCTTACATAACCTGTCATAATATTCCTTATCGTCTATCGTTCACGGAGTAGTTCATCACCATTCCCTGAACCGTGTGACTAGCATTTGTGTCATTCGTCACATATTTAAAAGCTATAGAGAAACCAGAGCCTTCAATATTTATCTTCTCTACTGGTGAAGGGTTACCATCAAACACAGCAGCAGCGTCATACACAGCTTCGTTGTAATAGGCAGCAGCACCACTTGTTGTCATTGTGTAGTTGGCAGGGTTGAAAACGCTTTGGCTTTCTTCAAAGTCGTATGCCACACCCAATGAGATTGTTGCAACACCTTCACTTCTCAGAAACGTTGTCAAGTTGTAAAAGTTCTTACGAATGGTGGGGTCTTCAAAGTAGTAATACGGAGTTTGGTAAACAGACAATATTGGCTGTCCATCAAAGGACGATCCTGTTTCTTGCTTATATACCTTACCAGCAGCATCGCCATGAATAACAATCTCGTCCACACCTACGTAACCACTTGACGCGCACGTTGCTGGAAAATCAAACAACTGACTAAACTCAAAACTGAAACCACCATCACGCTGTCTCAGACCACCAAGCAAACCAAATGTACCACTGGTAGGAATGAACAGTCTAAACTGAGACTTCTTTCTAATAACTACTGAAGTCAATAAGTCAGGATCAAGGTCTTCAGCAATAAGTTCTTGCAAGATGGCATTAATTGTAAACTGAATCTGCTTAGAGATTGTTTCCAATTCAACGTCACCAATCTTACTTGTACCCGCCACTGGTCTAAAACCATCTGGTCCTAAGAACAACAGATTACCACCAAGTTCTACCACACTATCAGAAGCAATACATCCCAAGTTGGTAGTGACTTCACTAACTACAAAGTCAGCAAGGTTTGTACCGGTCAATGCTTTAATAGCGTTCTTACCGAAGATGTAGAGTGTGTCACGAAACTGTTTAATCTGTACAATCTCAAAGCCTACGTTAATAACACCTGCGCCATTGGCTGGACTGAAATTTGTCTCATCAAGTGGTGCGGAGAAATACAGATTGAATGGTTCAGAAGCCTGACCAGCCAAGAACATGTGGTTCTTAAAAGCAGCAGCATACTTAGGAGCGGTAGGGGCATTGGTATCTGTTATCTGTGTGTAGGTTGTGCCGTTATATGTTGCAGCAGGATTGATACCGTCTGTTAAGAATAGCTTACTGGCAATCCAGTTATACCGAAACATCCTTACCTTCTTTACACCAGTCATTGTCACTGTGCCGGGAGTTGTAATAGCTACCCACGCTGAAGTGCCATTGTTCCACCTATAGAAGTAGTTTGTACCCGACGAAGGCTTACGACATGCAAAGATGGCATTGTTAATGCCTTCAGCAACGGCAACACCCAACACACTGCCTGTGCCAGTCACAGTGCCATAGTTGTTAGCGTATCCACTCACACGGCGATAACCACCCAATGTAGATGGTTCGTAGTTGATAAGCTGTGTAGCCGATCCCGGTTCTTGTTCACCCTGTGACAGTACATCACGGTTGGTGTTCATGCCACCAATCGATGTAACTTTGTAGCCTAATATGCGGTCTGCCATTATGCAACTCGTTGTGATGTACGCGACTGAACAATCATTGTCGAACGCATAGCCAATGGCTCATCCATCAGCAATCGACGCATTGTCTTAATACCTTGTTCAAATCGTTCACGATGTAAATTAGCGCTTTGCTCATTAGAGCGATAGATCATCATGTATGTCATAGCGCAATCAATGACAACACTATCAAAGCGAGTGGGAACAATACATGTATCAGTGGGTTCTACCATGTCAGCAGGAAACGACCAATATTTATATTCAATAACATAAGCTTGGTCAGCAGGTGGTGTGATACTAAACTTGCTCTCTTGTGTCTGAACGACAGCTTGTGTAGGACCATAACCACCAGCACCAGCAGCCTCATCGATAGGCCGAAGAGTGTTCAAGTATTCTGGATAAGCCAATACAGGCAAACGCCGTGGTTCGTTATTGGCTGCTGTTAGTTGTTTGAGATAGAACGATTCCCAATCAACACTTGATGTGTCTGATGGAAAGTTGTAAGTGGCTGTGCCATTGGTGGCAAGTGTTTGAGAATATGTAGTGAGTGCGAAAGGCCATTCTTGTGCAGAATGCATCAACTCTCTAACAGATGAATTGATAGCCTGTTTAGCCAATGCTTGCACGTTACGCGCACCGCTGAATTCGGTGATGTCCATAACGACCTCACCCATTCGTCGCAGCAATTCATTTGTTAAGGAGATGTATGTGGACATATTTTATAAGCAAGAAAGGGGTGAGCCTTTGACGACCCACCCCATGAGTTACAGGCGATTAAGCCAGTTGGTCACGATCAACAGTGGCAGCAGCAAGAGTGCCAGCACCACAATCAATAACAACAGCCCACACACGACCAGTGATGACACCGGGAGAACCAGAGATGGTGGTTACAACGTCAATGGTGTCAGCAGCAGCAATGAAGCCGGGAGTAACACCACCCTTGTTGCTATTAGCAGCGGTGTTGTCAAAGTTGAGGTCATTGGCAAACACAGTGGTGCCGTCAGTAACATCCAAGGTGTACGTGGTCACATCAGCAACTACAACATAGTTCTGAAAACCAGCAGCCAACACGGTTACACCGGCAGGCACGGAGATGCCGACAGTGGTGCCAGAAGCGGCAGCAAGCGACACATCTTTCTCAAGCAATACGGCTTGAGGACGAATGGATTGAACGATAGACATAAGAGTTTCTTTCTTTAAATATTATGAGAAACAGGGATAACCTAAATTACCCCTGTTAAATCTACATTATGCCGCGTTGTACTTGGCAGTTACCAGAGCCTCAGGCCTCAGTATCTTTCGGCCGTAGAGGTGCATACCACGAACAATGTCAGCAAAGCTATCAGGGTCACGATAGGTTTCGGTCTTGGTAATCTGTTGAGCAGACGCCACAGCCGATTCGCTACCAGCAACAATGATGCCGTAGTTGGCGTTCTGGTTAGCAGAACCAGTGGTTCCGGGGCCAGTACCAATTGATGGCAGGTTGTTCGACACATACACTTTGAAGCCGTGCAGGTTGTTGATGATCAGGCCATTCTGCAGACCACTACCACCAAAGTCGCTGTTCATAAGACGGCTGTCTTCGTCTTTGAGCAACTCAACAAACACAGGATCGACCACCAACCAGCGACCATTTGTGTCAACAAATTGTTGATCCAGCAAACGAGCCATACGAGCCAGCACCATCAAAGGAGAAGCAACGTCGGTAGGGATGGTGGTAGCACCGGGCAGACGAGCAGCCAACGGAATGGAATGCTCACCAGCAGAAGCGGTGGTGATGTTACCAAAGCTACCTTTTTTCAGCTTCATTGTAGCAAGCAACTCGTCAGAACCAGCCGTAGAAACAGCTTTGGTGCCGGGAGCGGTTGAACGAGCAACGCTAGCGTTAGCATGCTTTGCAGCCTGTTGCCAGCCTGTCAGATAGCCAAGAACGTCTTGGTCATACTGATCACGCAAGCGATAAGCAGCGCGGTCAGAAGCCATTTGCATGAAATTTACATGCGAGTGAGCGGCCTCAATGTCGTCAATCTTGAAGGCAAAGTAGTTAGCTTGATCAACCACCAACGTGAAGTCTTGATCGTCAAGTTCCTGTGCAGTGATTTGAGTACCACGAGCATAGTTTTGAACCGACACTTCAGGCTCTTTGATGATTTTGACAGAGTCGCCCATGTTGGCAATTTCACCAAAGTAGTCGTTATTGGTGATAGCCTCTACGGTAGACGACTTGCGGAAAGCAACTTGTACTTGCTTGGAATAAATAGCAGGGGAAAAATTGCCATTACTTAGTTGACCGTACCCCGGTGCTGATGGAAAAGCCATTTTTAAATCTCCTATAGATAGTTTGGCATATAATCAAATACGATAAACATGTCTACAGAGGCTGGCTTGAATCGGTGCGTATCAATGTCTAATGCCTTAGACACACATACGGGCAATTAAGTTACAGGTAATTCTGTCAACTAGCTGTTCTTCGTCACAAGCAAAGAAAAATAAACCAATCTTCAGTCATATTTGTCTTTACCCAAAAAGAGTTTCTTACAAGATGGTTGGTATTGCTACGGCAACTTGTCACTCTTTACAGAACTAGGCTTATTTAATAAACCAAGAAAGCAGTTTCTGTTCGTTCTGTAAGATAGTTATAACACTGCTTTTTTTACTTTGTCAACTATTATCGAGTTGCACCACTAATATCGTAAATAAATTTACCAGATCGAATAGATTTAGTGATGGCTTCTTGGTTAGCCTCATACTGCTGAATGCTCATTCGATTAACATCGCTCTCTTTAAATGAGCCTTCGACGTTGTCTGAGTCTGGAGCCGCTTTACTTCGACGAATGCCAACACTAGCTGCTGCTTCTTTGTTGTTTGAACGCCCAATGTTTTTATCAGCCTTATAAAGATCAATTGCACGAGAAGCAGACTTTACATCTGTTTCGTTGTTATACAAAGCTTCTTGAATGTACTTGGGTTGTTCTTCAACCCACTCATGAAACTCGTCAGTATCTTTAATCTTTTCAAAATCAGGATGAATCTTTAACAAAGCCGCCTCAGCTTTTTCACGAGCGGTTAGTTTTTCTTGTTCGTCCAAAGCTTTAAAGCGTTCTTCTAAATAGGAAGATTGTTCTTTAGCTTTTTTCAACGCAATGGTTTCAACAATCTTTGCAACATCAGGATAGTTCTGCACCCAAGCAGCAAGCTCTTCCTCACTCTTTGGCATTTTAATTTGTTGCTCTGTGCTTTGTTGAAGTTGTGTTTTTAGTTCATCAATTTGTTTTTGAAAATTAAGTTGTTGCTCTTGAGAGTGCCTACGTAAATCACCATATCGTTTCTTAAAGCTTTTTTCTTCAGCACTCTCTGGTTCCGCTTCAACAACCGGAACGGGAGCTTGTTCAACTCCATCAATCAAAAGCTTCAACTCTGCTTCTTCTTTTTCAATACGCTCAGTATTGGCATTGCGTTTGCCATAAAAAGACACAACCTTTGATTGTTCAATAACTGCTTCTGTCATATTTACCTTTTAAGTTGGGGCTAACTGTAGCCAGCAAAACTGGGGAGATAGGTAGCCATTAATGGTGAGTTGTTATAAAGTATCTTCCAGCCCACCACTGGTTTAGATATTAGTATTATATATTATTTAGTAGACCACCAACGGCTCCTCCATTTCCATCTCCACCACCATTCTGTTATTACATCAGCAAAAAATGTGTTTTTAAAAGCAATTAAATAAGTCATAATTATTGATATCCTTCAGCACTATATCCACCAAAATCTACACCTTCCTTACCACCACCGGCAAGTGCGCCACCAACATCAATACTTTCGGCAGTACCCGGAGTGCCACCCGAAGTTCCCGTGTTAGTTGATCCTTTGACGCCCGTTCCAGTATTAACGTTAGAAATATTTGCAGATAAATCCTGATCAATTCCAGTAAATGGAGTGAAAAATGCCTCAGCGTCTATAGGTCTAGCAGAAATATTACTACGGGTTATCGGAGCACCGACAATAACATCACCCTCACTAGCCTTGTCTGCAGCCCTCATACCACTACCAAGAGGAGCAATTCCGCCCATATTACCAATAGGACTGCGAGTGTCGTCACGAGTGCTTTCATCATTATCTGATAGTATACTAGCTAGCGCAGCTTTTGGCGATATGTTGTTATCAATTGATAAACTGATAACAGAATCAATAAGTGCTCTCTGGCCTTGTGCTGTAGCAGGATCAATCCCCATTGGATTTGCGGCAATGCCTGCCCCTGTCATAGAAGTAACACCAAATCCACCATCATCAACTTCCACACCATAACCAGCGCCAGCATAAGACGGACCAAACCTTGATACATTATCAGAAATAATAGATTGTTGTTTTGCTGTTTCAGAAATAGTAGCTGAGTCAAGCATTGCTTTTGATGCAAGATTTGCTATGTTAGCACCGGGAAGTAAGCCAAAGAAAAGACCACCATAATTTTCAAGTCCTTGTTGCACTTTTCCTTGAAAAGACACAGGCCCCGGAGAAGTTAATCCAGATGTTGGAGAATATCCTAAATCACGATCACCAGCACTGTCTTGACCACCACCAGCATCGCCTTGCTGTGCAGCCGGTCCAGTTGGGGTTGTTCCCTTTGTCGGAGTTGTATCTGTAGCTGCTGCACGAATGCTATAGCCAGCAGGAACAGCAAGTTGAGGTTGACCATTAATGAATGGAATAAAAATCCTATTGCCTTTATCGTCTTCCATAGGAATCATTTCAAATCCCTTAATAGGAGCACGTTTATAAATTGCAGCGTTGGTAGCGGGGTCGTATGGAACAACACCACCTTTGTTATACCCAGTTTCACTATCGTGTTCACTCATTGCTGCGTCAACAGATTTAGAAAACTCTTCATCATTGTCATAGCTATCAACGGCTTCTTCTGAAACTTGTTCAGCGTTGCCCATGCGTCCGCCTTGTTCCATCTTCATTAAACCATCTTGAGCTTCTTTACGCATTGCTTCAAGTTTAGCAATGCCATAATATCTTGTAACATCTGCAGGAAAGACATATTCACCGGGGCTAAGTTTTGCATCAACGTCATCCCTAACTTCTTCTTTCAAAGAACCTAAAGGAACGTCATTACCGCTAACTTCATCAACGGTTCCGCCCTCTTGCATAATGCCGCCGTCAGCAAGCATTTTACTTTTACGATTTTTGTACATTTATTTCATCCTTCAAATACTTAAGATGCCGCAAAGCAGAAATGGCACCTTGTGCTTTATACAAATCAATTGGCTCTGTTGACTGTTCTAGTCTTCGTTGGTGCTGCATAATGTAGTGATCAATCATTTCTTCAAAAGCTTGCCATTGAAGAGGTGTATTAACCATCGGTTTCAGTTTAGCTAAATACTCTTTCATGCCATTGGACCCGGTGCAGGAGCAGGAGGAGCGGCAGAGAAGCCCTGCATTCCCGGCTCAGGAGGCGCTCCAACGCCAATGTTGCCACCACCACCGCCTGTCTGATCTGCAACGCTTGGTGGGCCTGCTACGCCCTGTGAGGGGGGTGCTCCGGGTGGTGATGCTGCAGGAGCTTGTTGTTGCTGAAGCAAAGCTGCTTGCTTCATTGCCTCATCCATGTTGTTAGTAACCTTTTCTGGATCAAGCTCCATGCTCTTAGCAATTTCACGAATGATGTAAGGAAACTTAGCAAAGGGAGCAAGAGAGGGCTGACTAGCAATTTGCAAGAACTGCATCAATCGTTGACTACGAACCTCGTTAGCCATTAAGCTTTCTGTACCACGAGCATTAACTTCCAAGTCTCCTTTAATTTCAGGATCGTAATCAAACTGCATATTGAAGTTAAAGTATGCTTTACCAATTGGGCCAAGCAAATAATCATCAATATTTTTAATTACTGTTTTAACACTGCCAGAGGCAGCGTTCATCAACATGGAAATACCAGAGGCTGTGCGACCTACACCAGACACTCCTGTCTGTCCATGAGAGAAGGAAGGAACCCCTGTAGATTCATCAGCAAGCTGACGAGCTTTATCGAACAGTTGCAAATTCTCTTGAGCTACGTTAGGAAACTTTGTACCAAACAAGCTTTGACCCGGTGCGCCGCCTTGTCTGCGAAACACTTTACCCGGATGAACTGAAAAGTCTTGTCCGGGGACTAGATTGGTTTCGTCAATTTCAAAAACCAAATTACCAGACAACACAGCATTATCAACAGCCATACGCATAAAGCCGTTCATCAGAGTCTGTGTGTCGTCCATGTTTTCACCAACACCAACGCCTGCTAGAGAATATGGATTTAACTCATACGGCACAGCATAGTATGGAATCTTTGATGGCTTGAAAGGATTCAACACAAGCCTAATAATCTTATTGTTACAATACCAGATGTTTGCTTGTAGCTCTCCTTCATTTTCAAGGTCTGCGGGAATATCAATGTCGTTTTCAATCAACATTTCAATATCGACATTACCCCAATATTCCAACACTTCAAACCGATCAATACCAAAGTTTGGAGCAAAGTCTTTTAGATCGTCTTCCCAATATTTCTTTGTATACGATTCTCCTTCTTCAATAACTTCGTCAATAACTTTGCTACGAAAGAACGGACGCCGTTTCAACGCTCTCATCTGTGAACGATTAAGTTTGTGTCGTTCAATTACATATTGACATTCGTCAGTGTTATTAGCGTCAGTGTCCCAATAGAAGTTCCAAATAGAAACGCTAGAAAGCTCTGGTACAGTTTTAATCAGAGGATTGTATTTGCCATCTTCTTGCCAATATGGGTATTCCTTATTTGTACCAAAAGGCCCTTTCATTACCCCCGTACCAAACAGGGCCATTTCAAAAGCAACAGAACGAAGATGCTTCGACGCATTGCTTTCATTAAGCTGGTCATGAATTTTCTTTTCCATCTTCTTAGCAGCCACCATAGCTGGACTAAAAGTAATTGATGTTGGTGTTACACCGGGGCCTTCTTTTAATCCCGGCAAGTCTTTGAGTTCATCTTTCATTGAACCAAGAAGCTCTTCAAGCGTGTCTAGGTTAAAGTCTGCAGTGATTCCTGCACTTCCTTTTTCACCATAAGGAATATTTAACTTTTGTTTTTCTTCAGAAGGCGGCTCTTTAGGATCAAAATGAACATCAGCAACAATACCATCTGGCAATACCGAAGGATCAATGCTAATCGGAAACTTATTGTTAGACAACAACACATCAACAATTTGCCCGTAAGTGGCAAGTGTCTTGGTCTTTGTAACTTTAATAAACACCCGAGACTTTTCAGTTTCGGTGAATTGAACATCGGGTCCGTACAAACCACGATAGTTTCGATAGGCACGAAGCCAACGAATTTCATCAGCGCGACGACCTTCTTCGGAGCGAGTAAATCGTTCCCTCATAAAAGCAATAAGAGAGTTTCCCTTAAACCCCAAAGGGTCACCAACATTCTTAGCATCTGCTAGCGCTAAAGAAGTATCTGGCGTATATTGTGTTTGTTTCGTTGCCATGTTTTCCTTAATATCAATAGCCAAAAGTTTTATCAGCCATAGGCATTCCTGATGCCTTTGAAGTAGTAGGATTATAGTCCCAAATACTACTACGCGGTCTACTCATAATACCATACCTAATAGCGTCATACAAATGGTCTTCTGATTTAGTGTCAATGTCTTCAGGATTTCTTTTGTCTAATGGTATTACAGGTAATTGAGCAATAACATTAATACAGTTACTTGTTATAACCATTTTAGGCATATTTGTAAATGGATCAGTCTGTAATCGCCTATGTAACTGCTGCTTACCAGCAACCCTACTACCAGCACTACGATCAGCAGGACGCCAACGACAGCCCTCCAGTATCATTTGCTCAGCAATGGAGGGGCCGTTATCACCACGCTTAGCCCAGCAGCTACTGTCTAAAACACCATACCTAATTATCCCATCTTTTGCTTCAATTTGATTAATCATCTTAGCTAAATCAATAGCAATAACTTTAGATACATATAATTCCCTATAAATTATGAGTTGATCGCTAGGAGACACAGCAAACCACACTATTGCGCTGTAGCTTCCATACCCATAATCGCCTGACCTAAACCTAGTCCAGTTTTGTGGAATGTCAAAAGGCTCAACAACGTGAATAGTTCTATTAAACTCTGGAAATGCTGCACCTTCAGCCACATCCCAGTTGCCTTCTAGCAATTGCTTGCGTTGTTGTTCTGGCAAAGACAACAACATGGTTTCATAATCACCAGATTCTGCCAAATAAGGATTGTCCGCCAGCATTGCTGGTATAAACCTACGTTTAAACAGGGGTAAACCCTCTTTGCTGTGGCCTTTTGGGTACAACATTGTCTGCCCTGTTTCAATATCGGTGGCATTGAAAGCTTTTCTAGCAGGCGAAGGGTCAATAAACATCTTTTTCACCCAAGCATGACCCGGCCCACCCGGATTTGTCGTTGCTCTCATGAAAATAGGAAGGTCTGCTGCAGGAGTACGAAGCCGCGAACGCATATAGTTCCATGCAAACGGCGTATGCCACTGCGTAAGTTCGTCAAAACCAATCCAACTAAAGGCTAGTCCCTGATAACGAAGCACATCTTCGTCCCTATCTAGGTATGACATCCACAATCTAGCCCCTGAAGGAGCCTGCCATTGCATCTTACGCTCACTCCATTTAATACCGGGGTAAATCTTGGGATACATCTCCTGAGATTTCCAGATAAGTTCACGAAGTTCTTCGGTTGTATGCCGCAACAACAAACCAGAGAATTGTGGATGACCCATATATCGCAAAGGATCAGCTAACATGGCATAGCTTTTACCACCACCAGCACTACCGCCATACAAAACCTCACGCTCAGAAGCTGCTAGAAAGACTGACTGAGGGCCAGCATTGGGTTTAAATACAATGTTCTGAGTCTCCAAGGGTGCCACTGTCAAAACTGGCTCTGAGCTTTCTATATTTGTCGCTGCTGAGGTAGGGGTCTTCTTCTTTGACGCCGAGGCGCTGCTCGTACTCTTCGGCCTTCCTAAGCGCTTCCTCGTAGCGCTGGGCAAGCTTGCGATAAGTTGCAGATTTTCTTTTACGGGACTGTTCATCTTTGATTCGTTTCAACAAACCTACGTGAGATATTGTTCTACCAGTTAGCTTACTCAACCATGCTGCAACATCTCTAGATGAATACTGCTTTAAATGCTTCTTAGCTTTCTCTAACGCCTCAAGCTCGTTTGGTATGGGGTCAAGCCAACCATCATCAACCCCTTCTTTATAACCAAACGGAACAGTTCTTCCTATTTTTGGGATGCTAACATATGTTGTTGTATCTATTGGCTGTGGAAGCACCCACGCCCCTAAACCACTCATCAGTCTTCCTCGCGGTCTTTCGCAGGTAATATCATTACACCATTGGTTGCTTCAACAACCACCTTCTCTGTCTTAACAAAACCAGCACGATCAAGAAAGTCTTTAGCAGCATTAATCTTTTCTTTAATACCAAGCTGTGTAGGATCGTCAATAGCGCCAACTACAGCATAAGCAGCTTTAGGGGCATTCATTGCAATGTAGAGTTGGGTAGCATCAATAATCTCTTCTTTGAGATAGTTGGTTAGCTGACGAGTGCTATAGCCACGAGAGAAACCAGCAAGCTCTTTAGCAACGTTAATGTTACCGCCTGCTTCGTCAAACAAAACTTCAAGAAACTTCTTGTGCATTTCTGATAATTCTTTAGCCATGTTTTTCCTTAAGTTACTACTGAATAAAGTTCTTCAGCTTTAATTGACACTGTGATTGCAGAGTTGCTACTAGCAAGCCCTCTGATTACATCGTTTTGTTGCAGGGTGAAACCGTTAGTTAGTTGAATAACACTACGTCCATACATTGGAACTTGCTCAGCTATTGTGTAGTAGGTTGAACTAACAGAATCGTACCAGTCTAATGAGAAGGTGACGGTGGTGTTTAAACTGTTAGATACAACGATGCTAGTAATTTCAGAAGTACGTCTAACAGGGGCGGTGTAGACAACAATATTACTTGTCGTTAGTTCTTTACCTAGCGTTCTATTTTTAGTTATCATGTTAAGTCGTAGAAAGAAAAAGAACCAATACCACCACCAGTCCCCGATATTGTTCTAGCAGCTAATGTATAAATATCACTAACGCTAGTTAAAGAAACACCAATCTGTAAGTCCCAGTTGTAACCAGAACCTGTAGCCAATGGTACTCTTCCTGATTTTCCTGTAGTGAATTCACTATATACAATTGTTCCACCAGACATAGAAGTAGAAACTAAGTCTTGCTCTACATTAGCGTCTGAAGCAACTGCTGTCCATGTTGGTGTTGTCAGTGTAGTATTTTTAAATAAAGCCAACTCATAATTGTCTGAGGTGGTTGGTAAGAAGTTTAAATTATATGGAAGCACTACAGCACCTAATGCTGTTGAAGCCAACCTAATAGACACTAATGGTTTAAACGTTGTTGTTATGTATGTTCCAGATGTAGCAGACACCATCCTAGCTGAGTGTTCTTGTGATACTGCTTCATAACCACCCTCAGACATAATGGAAGAACAAATCTGTTTTAGTGTTGAAGATGATGTAGTGGTTCCAGTGTTAGTAATTTCATAACGAACAGGAAGAATTGCTGTAGTCATATATACAGAAGTTTGCTCGTTAGCATTATGAAATGTATGAGCAACAATGAAACTGCCATTAATGACAAAACCACATCTAACACTACCAACACCAAGCCATTCAAAGTCTAAGAACAATATTTGTGTTTTAGTAAGATCAAGTGTAATTCCACTAGCACCAGTACCATCTAGTTTATCTCCATTCCAACTAGCCTTGTCTACATACCTAGCATCACTAGCACTACCACTCGTAGCTGTTCTTAAAACAAATGTAATACCATTGGCACCTTGTTCTAAAAACACACCATTAGCTGTATTGAAATAACCAACTCGTTGACGAAGATTTGTCTTAGCTTGATTCATCTTAAATGTAGCCAACAACAACAAACTCTTGCCCGGTTGATATGGAAATACTCGGAAGGTCTGTCTAACCACTTCATCACCTGAAGTAGCTGATACATCCATACTCACTGAAGATTCATTAGGGAGATGAGTAGCTGCTCCAGAACCAGAGGTTGATGTGCTAAACTGACCGTCAATAGCATATCTATTCTGGCTATCAAAGAGTGTGTATGGTTGACTTACACGAAGCCTACCAAAAGCATCAACAGCAGTTCCGTCAAAGGAAACGGCATTGCCCCCATTACCAGCAAGCCTAACTACTGAAGGATAGCTTGTTATACTCATTATTATTTCTTCTTCATCCGTGAAGCTTCAGACAGAGCAATGGCAATGGCCTGCTTTGGGTTTTTAACAAGAGGACCACCCTTACCACTATGCAATCCCTTGTCCTTAAACTCGCCCATTACCGTAGCCACCTTCTTTGTTTGTTTCTTTGTCATTGTTGCCATTGTTATTTCCTCATCTAAAATTAGCTGTCTTCTTAGCCACACCCTTAGGCTGTGCTACAAACTGTTTACCCTGTGCTGTGCCTTTACGCTTGGCCTTGGTTGTGGCAGCATACTCAGCAGAGGTTAAAGCTTTGATGGCCTTCTCAGGCAAGTAACGCTCTCCTGTTTCAGACGAGGGTTTACCAGACTTTGTTTGCCATTTCTGATCTCCCCAATCCTTCAAAGACTTCTGAGGAGCTTTCATTATTTATAACCTCCACCTTTTGCTTTATATGATTTTGCTAATAGCTGAGCTTTTCTAGCTGACCATTCACCAGCATCACCACCGCTGCTACCAGTTTTAATCTTTTCAAACAAAGCTTTACGCATTGTGGGTTTGGTATAATTGCCAGCAGCATTAACTTTAGATTTAGTAGCCATAAATTACTTAGCGATGTTTAACATTACTATTACTTTTATCAACACATCTGATAGCTGCCACTTTTATGTTAGTAGCAGATAACAAAGCAACAACCTCTAATACTGTCTCTTCTGTTTTAGCTTCACAGCTTTCTTTGTCTTTAAAGACTTGCCAGTTTTGATATTCAACAACAGTGCAAGAGAGGCCAATACAAAGAAGATATTGAGCTATAAACATAATCTACCACTTAACTTTATCTGCCCAATAAGCAGCAGACATCTTACCCTTATCAATGTTCTTAGCATGCCTAGCTTTAAACGCCTCATTACGCTTACTACCATCAGGACTGCCTTGCACACCCTGCTGACCAAACCTAATGAGCTTCACCACATCACCATCTTTAGCCAACACAACATGGCTCTTGCTGGGATGTGACGGAGTTGCTTTAGGTTTGTTGTAGCCAGAGAACTCTTCAGAGCCTCGTTTAATTGGCATGTTACTTCTTAGCTTTCTGTGCAGGCGGTACTGATGCGCCACAATTAACATAACCACCTTTTGCATATTCTTTTTCACTGTCAACTTTACGCAAAGCTTCATCGTTTTCAATATCAGCAAGACGTTCTTTAGAAGCTTTAGAAAGTTCAACCCTGTCGCTTTTAGAAAGCTTTGATGCCACTTCTTTAAGAACCTGCGAATTATTTACAGCCTTCTTACCAACACCTGTTTCTTCATCAAGCTTTCTACCAGCAGCATATCCAGCCTCTAAAGCAGCACCAGCATAACCAGCACGACTAGCCATTCTAGTAACAGCACGACCACCAGCATTCTGTTGAGCAGAACGAGTAAGTTCGCTTTTGCCAGTTGGTTCCATCCCTGTACGAATGCGCCTTACATCTTCACTAACAGATTTTCCAACATCTTCTTTAACAGAAGGAAATGCTCTTGCAGCATTGCTTTGACCGGGACTACGATTAGGTTTCTCATCACCACCACGAGATTCTTTATTACGTTGTACTGGTTTATCTTCACCAAACATTGAACGTGTCTTAGTAGCCATTGTTAGCACTTCCCTTTAACAGAACCACCCTTATTCATCATAGGCTTCTTAGAAGGCTTAGCCATACCAACAGCAATGACAATAGAAGGAGCTTTAGACATGCCTTTAGCAGCACCCTTAGCAGGAGCCTTGGCGGCTACAGCACCACCCTTAGCCATCATTGGTTGTTTCATAGCCATACCTCCATAGTTCATCATTGCACCACCCATAGACATTTTAACATTTTTCACCATTCCCCCTTTAGCCATTGATGGCTTATAAGACGCCTGCTCTAGCTCATTGGCTTTATCAAGATAGACATTACGAACATCTTGTGGCAAAGACTTATCTTTAGCCATCTCACGATATTTAGCAGCTTTGGCTGCAGTGTTTGAAGCAGATGGAGGAGTGGTAGCCATGGTTTCTTTCATTAACAACTAAAGAGGCTATGCCTCACAACTATAAGAGTTATACAACAAACTTCTTATCTCTCCATCCTTCAGCTTTCATTGCTTTCTCAACAACATCTAAAGGAAGAAATATACCACTATGTTTCTCTAATGCAGCACGTACATAGTAAACATCACTATGAGGTATGTGAACACTATTCAAGCATTCATTATGTAATGCAATGTAGGCGCTATTAGTGATGCTGTAGGGTTTAGCATCTAGTTGTCCACTATCAATAAGTTGTTGTCTAGTATAGTAAGCAGTAGTGTTCATAAACATAGATTATACATTAATCTATTAACAATACTTACATTAAACAATATAGCTATATAGACTAATTAGAAGTTGTATTGGGTCATAAATCATATATTTCTAAAAACTTTAGTTAAAGTTTGTCTTAACCCGCTTAAAGAAGAAGGTTCGACAATTTACTAAAGCAAAAACTTTAGAATCCGTGTTGCTTATAACACTTCATTTCATCCAGTCTTTACAAGGAATAAGCCCCTGCTACATCGCGCACTAGAATTATGTCCCACGCTGCTACCTCTGATGTCAACCCCGTGTTGGTAGCGAAAGCTGTTGTAACAACAACTGAGCAGCCCACGGTGTTTTCATTCCCAACTGCTTACCCATAGTGTTACACAGCTTGGTATGTTGTGTCAACAATGTTTGTTGTGTGTTGCTAACAAACAACACATTGGATTAGAAGGGCTAGGATGGCTTTTAAGGCTGCGTTGCTATGTAGCCATTGCTGCTATGGTTTAAAGCTGCCACAGGCTGTTCTGATGCGTTCTAAGCTATGTATATGCTGGGCAAAGCAGTGCGTGTGGGAAAGGCTGGTTAACAAACCCTATTTTCCTGATTTTAGGACGAGGCTATATACAATATACGCGGGTACCCCCCATGGCCCACGCCCGCCCCCGTCAGCCGTGGCTGCGCGCGCACGTCACATGCATCATGCGCGTGATGATGCAGGTGATGACATAGGTGTGTGTGCGTTTCACCTAGATTTAAGAATACCTTTTAAGATCAACGACTTACGCGCATCATGTAAACTGATTCAAAATCGGATTTCAGAGATAGAAATACTGGTTAAACATACAGCTTTTAGACTGATCAGTCACAAAATAGACTGGCGGTACACAAAAAAGACTAACCAGTCTACAACATCACACCACCACCTCACGCGCCTGTGAAGCTTCCTGTACAGGTACACCGCCCTTTAGGGCTGTCCAGACCACCACCACCCAATTTATCCGTCAAAGCCTCGCGTGATGCTTGCGTGATGCTCGCGTGATGTGACGCCTGTACCGCGCTGCAGCAAAGCTGCCATAAAAGCCCTACAGTTGACAAGGGTATTAAAGCTCGGCATAATTGAGGCCATGCAGCAATTTCGCTGTGGTTCTATAGGACACATATCATGCAAACAAACGACGTCATCAGCGCCCTGCAAGAAGCAAAGCTTTACGAAGCAGCAAAGCTTCAGTGCGGTAACGTAGATAACATGTCCATGCTTGTAGCTGTAGCGACGGGTAAGGTTGCAACATACAATGAACTGGCCGACCTGTACAATGCACTGACAGCCTGACAAATACCCTACACTTGACGGGGCCTTTAAAAAGCCCCTACAATGCAACCCGTCGATTCAATTTTCAACCACGTTCTACAGGACACACATATCATGGCTAAAGCACCTACAGGTTACATCATCTATAGCGGTCCGTCTACACTTGATGGCAAGCCCATCGTCGTCGTTGCACTGACAAAAAGCAGCAACAAAAAGACAGCCAACATGATGCAGACATACATACTACGTAGTGACATAGACCCACGTGATGCAAACAAAAGCGGCGAAGACTACTCTATCTGTGGCACCTGTATCCATCGTGGCACTGCTACCAACAGCCCAGACAAAAAGCTTGCCGTAGGCCGTACATGCTATGTCAACATGGGACAAGGTGTGCTGATTGTGTACAAAGGTTTCAAGGCAGGTAAGTATCCTGTAGCAGCACCGGACCAATTGGCATCATTGGGCAAGGACCGCATGGTTAGAATCGGTACATACGGCGATGGTGCTGCAGTGCCACAGAGCGTATGGACAGCGCTTATCAGCGAAGCTGAGGGTCACACAGGATACAGCCATCAAAGCAACATGCCTAGTGCTTCGTTCAATGCAGCGCTGTACATGGTGAGTGCCGATAACCTGACAGTGGCACAGAGTGCATGGGCTAAGGGACAGCGTACATTCCGGGTTATCCCCGTCAACCAATGGATTGCACAGGGTAAGCTTTCCCTTGATAAGGGAGAAGCGCTGTGCCCTGCCAGTGCCGAAGCAGGTTTCAAAACCACATGTGACAAATGTGGATTGTGTGCTGGCACTACTGTGGCGGCAAAGTCGATAGCGATTGTGGCACACGGCACAGCAAAGGCAGCATATGTAGGCTGAGCAAGGCCGCAAGGCAGATAGCACAGCGGTATGGGCCTATAAAGCCCATATCAGTGTACTCCTGCACTACATTTCCTGAAAGGAAACACATATGAAAATCTCTCGCATCATTTCCACCGCCGTCGCTAAGCGTATAGGCTATACCATCATAGGCATAGGTTGCACCAAGCGTCATTACACTCATACCTACAGCGAAGCCATGGCATGGGCTAAGTGCTACCGTCTGACAGGGGCAACAATCCACCTAAGTGGATTTTTCACCGTGCATCCCCTTATCAATATTGCCCCTACAGCAAGCAAGGGTATTCAAAGGTTGGCATAATCCGTCCATCGGTTTAATTTTCAACACGTTCTGAAGGACACATAATGACATATCCATGCACTGAATGCATCGTTGACATGATGAAATCAAGCGGTCCACAATATCGCCAAGATTTGCGCCGGGAATGCCGTGATCAGGCAGTACCATACGACAATCTACTTTTCGCTGCAGCTATTGATCAGCTATTATCTGCAGGTGAAATTGTCATTGACGATGATGGCACAGATGATCGAAACACATGCTTTGATCTACCCGAGAGTTATTACAATACATTGATAGCGTAATTTCCTGAAAGGAAACACACATGAAAGTCTTCGTCTACTTCAACCTGCACCGCAAGTGTTTCAGCGTCAAAGCGCTTGAGGGTGCTAGCAAGGGCCTTGTAATCAAGCATGCCACCTTTGTGGCACTTGAGAATGTGACGTTCAAGGTGTCAGAGGCAGGGCGTCAGCGAGTGCTGCAAGAGAAGCGCAAGAATGTACATGCTGGTGTCGTTGGCACCCTTGTAGACAGCCTAGAGAGCGTCGGTGTGCTGCGAGTCACCTACAACCCCTACAGAGGCAACACCTTTGTACTCAGCGCCACTGGTGATCCTATGCTCACAGCCGACACAGCAGCCCTCATTGTCCACGAAAAGAAAGGCTTCATTTATGTATGATACAGGTGTGAGAATGATACCCTTAGACGGCTGCTACATGCTGCAGCGCTATCGTCCAGACTATGACGACTGGGTTAATTTTGCTGTGTATGCTACAGAGGTGGCGGCACATCGACGACTGCAAAGATACACACAGCCCCATGTAACGATTACACACACAAAGGACATAGCACCATGAAAAAAATCCCTATCAAAATTCTACGTGCTGCCCTAAGGGCTAAATTCGGGCCACGAAGCCACCGCATAACTCGAAACGGCGAAGTCCATGTCTACGGACTCATGCCTGATGCCAGAACTGTAGGCTGGTGGCTCATGGGTGACCTCCTCAGCGCAGAATTGTGGCTTGGTTTTCACGACGGGGTGCCAGCATGACCAATAAACCACTTGCAGCTGGGCGTCAAATTGAAGCCGATCAGATTCAAAAAATCTTGCAGCTACTGCAAAAAGCGCAAGCCTTAGGGCTAAATTTTGACATGGGAACCGCGTACATTCAGCGCAGCCATATCTACGAACAGACCGTTCTAAATGCGGAAATTGACTCAATATTGAAGGATTACAAATGAATTACGATGACGATTGGCGCGATGATGGCCCGGACGACTCAGAGCCGCCTGTAAGGCGCGTTAACGGTAAAGGCTGGGCCTATATCAAGGCTTGGATTCTTGCCACCCAAAACGAAGACCACAATTTTGACACTGGCGGCGAAGCTGAGGAGGCATGGTGTAGCGAAGCTGAGGAATCCATGGGCAATGGAAACCCGCCAATGGTTGAAATGCAAGCCAACGCCACTAAAAGTGGAAGCTGCGAGACTTTTACAGTGCCGGATGACGGGGTTTATGAATGCGACTCAGAGCCGGGTATCTGCCCTGCCTGTAGCGGGTCTGGCAGGACATAGCACCATGAGCAATGACGACATTTTAAAGCTGGCAGTACAGGCTGGCATTCACAGCGCTGTTGCTTTCGTAAGTCACGGAAGCAACATCGAAGCACTGACTCACAGAGAGCAGCAAGACTATGCGTCTGTTCAACATTTTGCCAGATTACTTATCTCAGCTTTGAATAAAAAGGAAACAGCATAATGCAAAACTATGGCGCAACTTATACCATCGAAGATGACCAACTGGTCATCACCCATGTGTTTCTGGTCGAGGCAGACTGGGACGGCTACCGATTCCACGGCTATT